ACGCAACAATTGTGGGTAATGCAGCCACACTGACTGTCAGTCCTGCAATGTATAGTTCGGCCTCACCACATCAGAATATTGATGCTTTCCCTCAAGCTGCTGCTGTTGTTACCATAGTTAACAGTGGTTCTGCTTCAACCGTTGATGCGCAAAACGTGATTTATGACAGAGATGCCATAAGCCTTGTTTCCGTACCATTACCGGCTGCTAGGGGTGGTAAGCATCATAGTTTTGCTAACTATGAAGGTATTCAGATTCGTGTTGGTGTCGGTTCTTGGGATGCAGTAAACGACGACCAGATTCTCCGCGTTGATGCGGTATGGGGATGGACCACTCTTAGAGAGGACCACGCCTGTATAGTATGGGGGGATTAATATGAGCTTAACACTTGGTAACATCAAGGCAATGCAGAAGTTTACTTTTGGCACAGGTAAAACCTGGAGCCAGGTGACTGATGACACTGCTGCGGCACAGACAACCACTGTTAACGGGTTATCCACAGATGATATAGTTTTGGTGCAAAAGCCTACAGAACAGGCTAATCTGAGCTATAACGCTATGGGACTCGTAACAGCGGCGAATACCTTGTCTATTATCTTCATAGCTAATGGCGGTAATGTTACCCCTACGTCTGAAGAGGAATGGTCTGGTATTGTCTTCAAAGCCGAAGAACCAACCCCAACAGATGCAACAATTTAATTTAAAGGAGAACAAATAATGGCAGTACAACAATTATCAGATGGTTCACCGGATGGGACCCTTTTAGGCCGTAGTGATGACCTAATCGGTTTCTTCGGAGCAACCACTGTGGACAAAGCTGGAGCGACTGAAGATTTAAAAGATCTGCTGGTGGCTTACGGCCTTATGACAGATAGCGGCGCAACACCTCTTAACCTTGATGGTGGAGATATAACGTGTGACGGTATTACAGCAACCAGTCTTTCGGTTTCAGGTCTTGCCTCTTTTGCTAGTGACATTTCTATCACTGCAAGTGGTGACCTGACTGTGGATACAGTAACAGCAACTAGTTTGGCTATTTCTGGTCTTTCTACATTTAGCGGATCAGTGACTATGGGTGATAATGAAGACATCATTCTTCAAACTACCACTGGTACTATGATAGGTACAGCAACGGACCAGAAGCTTGGATTATGGGCTGCTACTCCTGTGGTCCAGCCTACTAATGCTGATCAGGCTGCTGTAACTGCGAGTGCTGGCACAACCAGCAACTCCGCTTATGTTGCAAGTTTACAATCTCTCGCAACAGCTAATAAAACCCTTGTAAACCGACTTCGTACGGATTTGGTTGCTGTAGGTGTAATAAAAGGCTCGTAGTGAAGATTAATCATGATATTGGTAAGGGCGGGGGTCAAACCCCGTCTAAACCTTTTAAAGATGTAAAACTTTTGATTGGTATACCCACCAGGACCAACACTTGTTTTATTGATTTTGCCACTAGTTTGGCTGTAACGATGAGTACGATAGTACAGAATGGTGGGACTGTGGGAGTGAGGAAATCACAAAACGATTGCTTTGTGGAGGTGGCAAGGAACCACCTAGTAAACTTTTTTATGCAGACAGATTATACTCATTTAATGATGATTGATGATGATATGAGTTGGAACCCCATGTCAATTGAAAAGATGATTTTAGCTGATAAAGAGTTCATTTCAGGTACAGGACCCATGAAAGGGGACGACATTAAGTTTGCTTTCAATAGTGATGATGCTAAGGAGCATCCTGATGGGCTTTGGGAACTTAAAAGCGTGGGGGCGGCATTTTCTTTGTTCAAGCGAAGTGTGTTCGAGAAAATGAAAGCCGCTTATCCAGAAATGTACAGTGATTTTTATAAGGGATATGGTTTTTTCAGGATGGAAGTGAACAAAGAACATCTCATTACTGAAGATTATTCCTTTTGTCTTAAATGGAGTGCTATTGGCGGAAAATGCTGGTGCTTTCCCGATATTGATTTTGGGCATTTAGGTCACAAAGTTTATGAAGGTAATTTTTACAAAAAATTGAAAGGTATTGCTGCATGAATATTATTGAGAGAATGAAGGCTTTTAGTATTTATTTTGCTACACCTACCATAGACGGTAAGGTAGGGGCGCATTATCTCAAAAATATGCTTTATACGCAGAAACTATTAAATAAAAACGGAATACACAGCGATGTAAGTCTAGTCCAAAGGGATGTTTATGTTCAACGAGCCAGAAATGAGCTTGCCGCTGATTTTCTAGAATCTGGTTACACCCATTTATTCTTTATTGATGCAGATATGGGTTGGGAACCAAAGAAAATAATCAAGATGTTAGCCAGGGATAAGGATGTGTTGTTTGGAGCTTATATCCATAAAAGTAAAAATGGAAAATATGTTCATCAAGTGGAGAAGAATGGTAGTGAAAAGTTGATTACACATGATGGTTTAGTAAAATGTGTCTCTGGACCCACTGGCTTGATGTGTATTAAACGAAATGTTTTTGAAACTATGATAAGTGAACATCCTGAAATGATGTATTTTGATGCTACAGGTAAGAAACAATATGATTTTTTTAGCTGTTCAGTTAAAAATATCAATGGAACGCCTTTATGGTTTGGAGAGGATATTGATTTTTGTCAAAAATGGCGGGACATGGATGGAGAAATATGGTGTGAGCCAGATATTACAGTTAATCATGAAGGTATGAATATCTGGAAGTGTAATTATTTTGAAGATTTGAAAAAGGTTAATTCGTCTAATAATTCTTGGGCTTCACAAAAAGAATCTGAAAACGTATTAGCAAGAATGAAAAAGAAAGCGATTCAATATTAAAGGAGGTAATATGCCTATTACATTAAATATAAAAAAACAGGGTGGCGGTATGACTATGCATATTGGAGACCCGAACGACAAAAGAGGAGTGTTCACTCCTAAAGGACAGAAGAAACCAGATAATATCAAGATACCTAAGAAAAAAGGCAAATAATGGCTGATTTTCCACGTATTGTATATAAAGGCGGAATTTTAAATCCTAATCCAGCGTATTACAAGTCTGTTGCTAATGCAGAGGAGATGATTGCGGTAACATCTGAGGGTTTTTGGGCACATACCATTGAAAAGCCGGAAGATACTGTAAACCTTCCTTTTGTCGCTCCATATATTGCAACAAAAAAGGCAGAAAAAAAGCTTGAGGAAATTCATGATAAGGCGGTTCAAAATGCTCTTTCTGATTCTGAAGTAACAAATTACGAGCCAGATGTGATAGAACCAGATGACGCTGTGTCTGAAATAGCACAACAATATAAAAGTACTACTGGTTTGGATGCTATACAGACAAAAGGACGCTGGAAAGGTAATGAAACTAAAGCTTTTATAGAGTGGAAGAAAATGCACAACAAGGAGTAAACAATGGCAACAGAGGCATTTACGCCGACAATAGATGCAACAACCAATCTGCAAACATGTATCCAGCTTACTACTGGAGCGGCGACAGCTAATACAAGGCTACCGTGTAGGCAGTTTTTGATAAAAAGTCTTACGAATCCTTGTTATATCCGTTTGGGCCCGTCTGACGTGACGGTGAGTGCTGTAAATGGGTATTACATGGCTGTTGGCGACGAGGAGCGGTTTCAAATTTCCAAGGGGGTAACTCATATTGCCTATCTCCAGGTCACTGGTGCTGGTGCGTTGTCAGTTTGCCCTCTTGAATCGGATTAAGGAGAAATTATGGCGACAAAAGCATTTACACCATACATTGACGATGATAATGTATTTACAGGTGTACAGGCTACAATCACCGGGACCAGTTCGGCAACACGCTTGCCGGGTAGGCAGGTAAAAATAAAATGCCTTACACAGCCCGTTTATATCCGTTTGGGCCCAGCCTCTGGTGCATGTACTACAGCTAATGGATATTACATGGCTGTGGGTGATTCTGTGCGATGGCAAACGTCAAAAGGGGCTACACATATCCTTGCTATTAGAGCAACAGGATCAAATGGTGTTATATCTATCCTGCCTGGGAGTTCTGACTGATGGCAACCGGACAGAGCATCGTAGAAGATGCATTGCTGGATATTGGCGTGGGCTCTCCTGGTGAAGCTGTTGAGCAGAGCCTATTAAATCATGGTCTAAGAGTGTTAAATAGGATGTGGTCTAGCTGGTCGGCGGAGATAGCTCCAATTTATTCGAGTACATTTGAAAGTCTAACATGGACAGCAGATAGCCAGAGTATGACAATTGGATCTGGTGGCGATCTTGATACGGCTAGGCCAATTGAGATAACTGGCATACAAACTCGCAAGGACACTCTTGATTATACTCTTAATCAAATCACCTTGGAGCAGTATCAAACTACTGTTTTAAAAACAGTTAGCACTGATTATCCTGAAGTCTATGCTTATCAGAAGGATTATACTTTAGGGAGAATTTATATATATCCGGTACCTTCAAGTAATATTGATATAAGAATAACCTCTAAAAAAGCTTTGACAGCTTTTACTATGTCAGGTACGATTTCGTTGCCTGATGGATATGAATTAGCAGTGCAAAAGAATCTAACAATCCTGTTAGCTCCAGCCTATGGTAAATCGGTTCGCTCAGAAGTTATTGAGCAAGCTTTTAAAGCCAAAGCGGCTATTATGTCGGTAAATTCAAATGATGGGGAAATATGGCCCGATTATTTGCTGCCTGGATTCGACACCCAGGAAAATATAGATATCCTTACAAATGGCTAGAATAGTCGTGCCTGTGGTTGGTGGATCATATAAACATGATACATTACCCTTTGACGCACAAGAAACCGTTAATCTGTTCCCGGAACGGGGGGGACGCCAAAGCAAGTCAACTGCGATACTTAGGCGTACACCTGGATTGTCTTTATTCGCCACTATAAGCACACAGACTGGTCCTGTTAGAGGTATGTACACAACTAGTGGCGATAGATTCTTTGTGGTTAGAGGAACGCAGTTATATGAGTTTAACGTTGCCGGAACTGAAACTATTAGGGGAACTATCAACTCTGGCACAGACAGAGTGCAGATGACTGATAACGGGTTAGAGCTTGGTATTGCCGATGGAACAAATATATGGAGCTATGCGCTATCCACTAATACTTTGAGTGAGGTGACGGACACTGATGCCCCTGACACAACACCGTCGCTT